ATCTATGATACTAAATATCCTGATGGTCCAACTGGTAAGGTGTCATATTTTCCTGTTGGAAAAGCTGGAGCTAAAGCTGGAACATCTGTAATGGCTGACGCAAGAGGTCCCAAAGCATATCAGATGTGGATTACGCATATAAAAAGGGTTTCAGAAATATTGGGATATAAAATTGTTGATTTCTTAAATGCTGATTTTTCTATTGAGGGTAGTAAAGATGAACCAATAAGTTATGACGATCCTAAAAGTGAAGCTCCCTCCGATATGGAGTTAAGAGATGATGAAGAACAACATGAAGATTATGAAAAAGTAGAAGAACAAATATTCACAAAAAAATGGTGGAAAAATATTTTAGTGGAAGAAACTTCAAGAATTGCCGCCGGTGAGCCTGATACAGGATATACACATCCAGGCAAGAAAAGATATTTGCATCCTTCTGATATGCCAGAAGGAATGTATCAAACTGAATTTCCTATTGCAGATGATCCGTATGGAGCAGATGATGAACAGCAAAGAATGTATATTAAAATAGTAAAAGATAAAAAAGAATTAGAAACTCCGATCCCATCAGATGATTCAGTCACTGTTGGAATTGGTGGAAAAGGAGAAGATTTTGTTAAATCTGTTAATATTGAAGATTTTCCGGCAATATCAAAAGATATTGAAGAGGATATTGCATTTACAAAAAAGTGGTGGAAAAGTTTATTATTAGAAGGTGGGGCGTATGGTCATATGGCACATCCTTTTGATGACTGGGGATTAACATTTAAAGATTTAAAGAATATAATTGAGTTAGGGTTATCAGGTAGGTTAAATCGAGAAGATAATGTTTCAGAAAAACTTGATGGGCAAAATTTAATGGTTAGTTGGAAAGATGGCAAACTTATAGCTGCTCGAAATAAAGGTCATTTAAAAAATGCTGGCGAATCTGCAGTCGATATTAAAGGAATGATGACCATGTTTAAAGGTCGGGGTGAAATTTATAATGCTTTTGTATTTGCAGTAAAAGATTTACAAAAAGCTATCGGTGGTTTATCAAAAAAACAACAGGATAAAATATTTATGAATGGTAAAGCATTTATGAATCTGGAAGTGATGTGGCCAAAATCAGCTAATGTAGTGAATTATGATTTAACGCAGCTTGTTTTTCATGGTGCGATTGAATATAATGATGCTGGCACCCCAGTAGGTGAAGTGAAGGGCAGCGCTGGAATTTTAGAAGGTATGATTAGGCAAGTTAATCAACATGTTCAAAAACATTATAAAATAGGAAAACCACAATTTCTTAATGTTCCGAAAAATCAAGATTTTGCAAGTAGAAAAACGTATTATTTTAAAAAATTACAAAAATTTCAAAATCAATATGCGATGAATGATTCTGATACATTCGGTCTTTATCATCAGAGATATTGGGAAGAATTTATTAACAATGCAGCAAAACAGATGAAATATAATATTTCAAATAAAATTTTACAAAATTTAGTTAAGCGATGGGCTTTTCATGATAAGTCATATAAAATTTCACAAATAAAAAATGATATTAAAGACGATAAATTTTTAGATTGGATATTATCATTTGATAAGAATGATCATGCAAAATTTGTTAAAAGTAATATGAAACCATTTGAATTATTGTTTTTTGAATTGGGGGCTGAAATATTAAAAAATGTTAGTGGGTTTTTAACAGTTAATCCGAATAAATCGGTTCAGGCAATGAAAAAACAAGTTGATAAGGCAGTTAGCAGCATTAGATCTGGGGGTAATATTGAAAAGATTAAAAAACTTAAGGCACAACTCGAAAAACTTAATTCTATTGGCGGGATGGATGCTATTGTACCGTCTGAGGGATTGGTTTTTAAATATGGAGGTAAAACATATAAATTTACAGGAGCATTTGCGCCAGTGAACCAGATAATAGGAATGCTCAAATTTAGTAGATAAATTTAATATGTATATATTTATATATAAATAATGAATAGAAAAATAAATCAAATAAAGAAAGCACTCGATAGTAAATTTGGTAAGAAAATACAAGTTAGCATGCATTCGGAAGAGGTAAAGCGAAAAGAAGGAGAGCGATGGGTTGATTATAAAGGATTAACCTGGGAAATGAAAGATGGCAAAAAACAACAAGTATTTAAAGTTAATCATAGTAAACTTTATACTTGTAAAGACTGTGATAAGCTTATTCTTAAACAAAAAGATGAAGATACATATAATAGGTTTAACAGGTGTTTTTATTGTCAAATTAATTTTGAAGTTGACTTGAAAGCTGCCGGAGAATGGAAGGATTGGGTGATTGGGCAGGAAACAGAAAGGTGGAAGAGTATTGAAAAAGACGTAACCTCACTTCTTAAGGAAATGTCAGAAGAAGAAAGCGCGTTTGATACTACAGTAGCAAATGCGTTGGCAAATGAAAATATAGCACGGCAAAAAAGGAATCTAAAAACATGAAAAAATTCTTAAAAGCACTTGTGGGTATAATAGTTCTCCTTATAGCGGGATCATCAGCATATTCAGCATTTAAAAAACCTAAAGAATTAAAAAAAATTAAAAAAGCTATAAAGGATAATAAAAGTCAAGAAAAAGAAATTCAAACAAAATTAGACGAATTAGAAAAGAATAGAAAGGGCAATAAAAAAGAAATTAAATCATTGAAAACCAAATTGAATAAAATAAATAAGGAAGTGAATAAAGCTGAAACGGTATATGAAAAAGATGATGTCGAAGCGGCAACATCCCTTCTTAAAAAGATAGGATCTAGAAATGTTTAAAAGTAAAATAATTTTTTGTATTTTATTTATGATTAGTTTTTTAATAAGTCAAACTACATGGACTGATGATGAGATTCTTAATATATCGAATACTATTAAACAGTTAGAAGTTTCAGATAGTTTAAAAACTGAAAAAATTGAAACTTTAGAAACATTAATTCGGGTATATGAGCGACAAATAGAGTTAGATTCATTATATGTTAATTATAAAGATAAAAAATTAGATGTTCTTCAAGAAAGAATTGACCTTTTAGAAGAACAGATTGATTTTATGGAACCTGGGTGGTATGATTCTAAATATATTTGGTTTGGGTATGGGGTTTTAACTATTTTAGTATCGAGTAAAATTGTGCAGGAAACACTTAGATGAGTGATGATATAAAGCAAATAATACGGCGAGAATATTTAAAATGTGCAAGTACACCCCAGTATTTTATGAGAAAATATTGTGTTATACAACACCCCCAACGCGGAAAAATGAAATTTGATTTATATGATTATCAAGAAAAAGTTTTAGATGAATTTATAAATAATAATTATAATATAGTTTTAAAATCAAGACAATTAGGAATATCTACATTAATAGCCGGATATTCTTTATGGTTAATACTTTTTCATAATGATAAAAATATTCTTGTTATTGCTACAGGAAAAGATGTTGCGAAAAATCTTATTACAAAGGTGAGAGTTATGTATAAAAATCTTCCATCATGGTTAAAGTCAAAATTAGAAGAGGATAATAAATTATCGTTAAGATTTGTTAATGGGTCTCAAATAAAAGCTATCGCTAGTAATGATTCGGCGGGACGTTCGGAAGCTCTTTCACTTTTAATTCTCGACGAAGCTGCTTTTATAGATCGCATTGATGAAATTTGGACAGCGGCCCAGCAAACACTAGCAACGGGGGGCGACTGCATAGCTGTAAGTACTCCTAATGGGATTGGAAATTGGTTTCACAAAACTTGGATTGATGCAGTTGATGGTGAGAATGATTATAATTTTATTGAGTTACCGTGGAGTCTTCATCCTGAAAGAGATCAAGAATGGAGAGAAGAACAAGATAAAATTCTTGGACCAACTATGGCCCAGCAAGAGTGTGATGCGAACTTTCTGACATCAGGAACTTCAATAATAGATCCGCAGATATTGCAATGGTATAAAGAAAATATGGTAATAGATCCTGTAGAAAAGGGAGGTGTAGATCAAAATTTATGGATTTGGGAATATCCGGATTATTCTAAAGAATATTTAGTAGTAGCCGATGTCGCGAGAGGAGACGGCACAGATTATTCTGCAATGCAGGTTTTTGATGTGGAAACTCTAACTCAAGTTGCTGAATATAAAGGACAACTATCAACAACAGATTTTGGTAATTTTTTAATAGAATTATCTACAAAATATAATGATGCATTACTTGTTATTGAAAATAATAATGTGGGGTGGGCTACAATACAAACCGTTATAGATAGAGAATATAAGAATTTATTTTATCAGTCTAAAGATTTGCAATATATAGATGTACAGCATCAAATACAAGGTAATAAATATAAGGCACATGATAAAAATATGATTCCTGGGTTTTCTACAACGATTAAAACTAGACCATTAATTATTGCAAAAATGGAAGAATATACTAGAGAAAAATTAACACATATTAAATCAGTTAGGTTGATAGATGAATTATTTACGTTTATATATAAAAATAATAAAGCGGTAGCTATGAATAGTTATAATGATGATTTAGTAATGTCTTATTCTATTACATTGTGGGTAAGAGATACCGCATTAAGATTAAAAAAAGAAAAAGATGATTATCAGCGCGCTATGTTAGGATCATTATTAAGTAGCAATAAAGGATATGATGGGGGGTTTTCTAAAGGAAAACCATCTTCAAAAGATGATAATTGGGAAATAGATATTAATGGGGAAAAAGAAAGTTTAAAATGGCTTTTATAATACGGTGAGAGGTACTTATGGCAGAACAAGATAATATATTTA